CGGGCGTATACATAGCTGCTAGGGACCACCACAATGAAGATTGTGGTGCTGACCGCAATGGTCATTGCGTTGGTGTGGTATCTCGAAACACATCAGAACATGCGAATTGGAGGAACGCAACTCCTAACTCCTCTCTTTGAGGTTTCATCAACACTGGGAATTAGCCTACTGGTGATTGTGGGATTTCTAGAGAAAGCGCTTTGCCCTACTTCTGGGGAAAAAGTGGATAACAATTATAATGAGGGTAAGATTTCACGCAAACTGTTGCGGGAGTATCTCGCAGATCAAGACTGTACAGATATTTCCGAAGTTCAACGACGAATACCATGCGTGTACCAAGACTTACAAGACTATGCCAAGAATCACAGATTCAAGGAAGAAATGCTCAATATTGGAGAAAATGGTACCACTCCTACGTTGCCAGTCTTGGACCCTCAGATTTTACGTCGTCTGGAAGACATAAGTGAACGCAAACATGGTTTATTGTGTGGAGCTTCAGATCCAGACTACATGGATGGCGAGCTCGAATTATTCGGTCATCACGGCACAAACTCAACAAGATGGCATCCCTTTTGGTATCTTGTGACAATAGTTTGTTGCATCATATGGCCGTTCCATGGTTTTAACCTTGGTGCCAAGAACGACAGAGAGCGTCGCCAAAAAGTAAGACGTAAAAGACAAGTAGCACGCAAGCTAGAAGCATGTCTCTATATTAGGGCCTGGGTAAGATCAGTATTATCACCAGAGTCCCTTAGGGTTGAATTGGATGACGATGGAGAGATGTTTATTGACCTGGCAACAAGCCAATTGGTTGATAATAAGCTTCGCGAGTTTTTCAAGCTACATTGTTTTGACCTTCAATCAATAGCTGAGTATCAAGACTTGGCCAGGATTGTTGTGTTTTATACAAATCAGGAGCTAGGAATTTCTGCAATCCTGGCTCCTAGGCTTGGAAAGCCACTTTCTAGGTGATGGATGCCACGGGAGACAGCTGCCATGGATACCTTCACGGACTACACTCAAAATTTGCATGAATTTGTGCCTGAGTTGGGTCCTGGAGTTACACATGGGGTGAAGGTAGTCCCCGTTGGAGTGAAGAAAGCCAAAATCAGAAAGTTCTTTAAATTAGAGGGAATGGGAGTGCGCGGAAACACAATCTCAGCGCATAACCATTCTTTGAAAAATGTGCTGCGGGCGCTAGTGGAAAGACGTTTTCTTGTCAAGAGCAAAGACGGCTCACTAGTTCCCCCCCCACAACCAAAAATAGGAGTAGTGCATAAAAGGCTGGCAAATGTCAAACGTGATCTGATTGCCCTGATCTCAACGCCGACTAGAATGACGATGTCTGAATTCATAGACACACGTCCTAGTCGATTGCGCAAAAGGTATACAGATGCAATGTCAAGTTACATTGAGTTTGGCTTGTCGGAAAAGCAAACGTGGATAAACCAATTCATCAAGTTTGAAAAGGTAAATCTGACCAAGAAGTCAGACCCCGTCCCACGTAACATACAACCTAGGAGCCCTGAATACAATCTACGTCTCGGGATGTTTTTATCCCCGATTGAAGGATTCGGTGGCTCCCATCCAATGTATGAAGCAATAGCCAGCCTATATGGTGGACCAACCGTGATGAAGGGTATGAATGCGGGACAAGTTGCAACCAATATTGTTGAAGCCTCACAGATGGTAATGGATCAGTCTAGTGCTCAAGAGCCTGAGCTGGTTTATGTTGGTTGTGATGCTTCCAGATTTG